GTCGCACTCAAAGTCGTTCTCGACGTTGTAAATGCGATATGCTCTTGGCCCTTATCAAAAGGGTTTAGGAGCAGCCAAACTGATTTACTTAATGCCGGATTCGGCATTGAGGAATCTACCCCTACCGGCTGGAAACCAGTCGACGGGGGTCACCATACTCTCTGGGACCATCACGTCTCAGCGAGTCAGGTAAGTGCTCTATCGCAAATGTTATCTAGCATTGCGATGGAGAACAGCCAACCACCTTCTAAAGATTTAGAAGAGGAAGGCCTCTTCGAATATTCAATGGATGATATTCGTAAGAGTTCGGCTGCTCCCGGAAGTTATTCTTCCGAAAGCGACGAAAGCGATTCGGCTTCAGAACTAACATCTGAAGAAGAAAAGCAACCGGAACGCAACTGGAAACAGTGGCGTCTTAGGTACGAGGACGCATTTAGAATAAATGCGGCACTTGTATACGCCAACGAGGCAGGTATCCCTGCACCGAAGACGTATGTCTGGGAAGGTGATGTACTTCGCCTAACAGACAAGATCCCCTCACGCCTTTTAGGCAAGAAGTGGACCGGTCGTAGATCGGCAGGAGTGCCGTTTTACGATATCGGAAATATACATGTTAAATTTCATGTAGTTTTTCGACGTACGTACTGGGGAAAACTCCTCAAGACGTATTGCCTCGACCGCTCATGTGAAGAACATGGGTGGGCGAAGAAACTCTCAAAGAGAATCAAATTCTTTTTGAGGGGTTTCCATGATCCGCGCTGGTCAAATGCGCTGATCACGGAACGCTACGGTTCGCGTGACTATATGCCACGCGAAATGAAGGACCGTGCAACAAGATTTCTACAAATGTTGTTGACGGTTGATGGGATTTTCCAGCAGAGATATCTGGCTTTTCCCAATGAGGACTGGACATGGCAAAAATTTGACATGTTCGTGCTCGGACTCATTAGCCATTTAATTGGTGATGAGTTCGTGGATGGCGACATCAACCGAAAGGACGATGTTGAATCCGTGCCGGCCTACACTGAATTAAAGCGGTGCAGGCAGGCGATCAAGGACTACTCTAATCGTAGAGCAATCCCTGATCTTATGAATGAGATGAACACTGGCAACAGGGTTAATCCATTCTTCGAGATCTTCCGCTGTTGTTTGCGGGAGTATCTCGAAATCAGAGACCGTTACACGGAAATCCGTGTAAGAGGTATACTGAGCCAAACGAGAGGGGCGGGAACGCCCCCCCCGTTGGTTGCTGTCCAGACTAAGATTGATCTTATTCTGACGACATCTAAAGAGCCTGACCCGTTAAAGAAAACGGAGAAGTATCTTTTGGAGAGGACCTTCGGAGAAATTTTCTCGGAGGTACCCGACCATGCGTTTACCGGCCTTAAAACAAAGGCAGGTATACGCGCCGCTACCGCATCGTGTTACGAAAAGACACGTGCAGAGGGCGGATCCGCGCAGGCTATACAAGATATAGTCTTCGAAGGATGCCTCGGCAGGGAGTGCAAGATCTTAGATCTGCACACCGGTGAGGAGCTAGGTCGTAAAATCTTAAATGATTGTACGCCCGGCGAGTACATTTTCTGGCGTTGTCTAGAACGTGTACTCTCTACACCTTTGGACGAATTACGTACTGTATTCGCCTTAGTTGTAAGCGAACCTGGTAAGGCAAGAAGCGTTACCAAGGGAGCTGTCGCACTCAAAGTCGTTCTCGACGTTGTAAATGCGATATGCTCTTGGCCCTTATCAAAAGGGTTTAGGAGCAGCCAATCCGGAATGTCTAAAGAGGCACACGGATGGAACTTCTTCAGATCCTTCGGTAACGAAGAATTTGGAGAAATTGCGTTCAAGGAGAAGGAAATTCTCACTGAACACATGGACCCTGAGTCACGTAAAGTGACTAAGGTGCTTCACGATCTTTTTGTCGGTTCAACCGACTACAAGACCGCAACAGACTTTCTGCAACATGATGTAGCAGAAATTCTGGGAACTCTCTGGATGCGCAAATGTGGCATCCCGAAGTTACTCAGCGGTATCGTGTCTGCGACATGCTACCGTCCGAGGAAGGTTCTCTTCACAGCAAAAGCTGTGATGAGAAACTATGGTGATGAAACTGATAAAGAAAATATCAGATCATACACTCTTCGCCGGGGGGTCCTTATGGGGGACCCTTTGACGAAAGTAGTCTTACACCTAATTAATATAGGCGTACGCTACTTATCTTGGAAAGTAAATACAAAAGATTTTCTTATCAAGATAGCATCGAATGCACATGATGTGCACTCGGTGCTGACTGCCAGTCAGGGGAAATTTCCACTCCCGACTAGGAGGTCTATCTAGTGATCCGAAAGTAAACGGATCGTTTAGATTGTAACGGTGGAAGCGCAAGGCTTCTCACTTAC